TTTCTATCCTTTACTTCATTTAATTCTTCTTCATGTTCATGTGGAATTGTATTTCCATCAGCATCTTTTTTATGGTGTTCTTGTATATCTTCTAAAATTATATCTCCTACTACAACACCATTTTCTGCAAACCAACCACGATTAACTTCGACTGCATATCTTATCTCACCATCAGGATATACAGGAATTGGATTCATTGGATCTAATTCTTTAATACTTTCAATTATACCTTCTTCGTTTATAAACGCAATATCAAGAGGTATAAAAGTATTTTTCATATGGAAAGAATATTGATCAGTGGTTTCAAATATGAAAAGCATACCACGATCTTGTTCCAAACTTTCACGGAACATTAAACCTAACTTAAACTCTCCATCGTTTTGTGGAACTTCAAGTTGAAGTGGTAATGAGATAAATTCTTCTTTCATTTTCTTTTTCTTTTTAGGTTTGTCAGTTGAAACATAAGTTGGTTTTGCAGCACCTCTTTTAGATTGCTGATTTGGATCTGCCTTTTTCTTTCTTCTCGCTGCAGATAATCTCTCTTTCTTACTCATACTTGCTCTCTTTGCAGAAGAAACACATTTAGGTGTTCCCTCACCTGGTTCATCGCTTGCACAGGTTCCACCTGTTACTACGTTGACCCATCCACCTTTACCGTCTTTTGATTTAGAACCCTTGAACCATTTATGAAGTGAACCTTCACTCATACTCTTAGGTTTCTTACCTTTTTTCTTCATATCAATCGCAATCGCTGCTTGTTGTGCTGCGTTTGCTGCTTCTTTTACATCTTTACTATCAAGATAATCTGCAGCAGTATCTAAGTAATCAGATGCTTTAGTTATCTTTGATTGTACCCACGCTTTGAAGTTTTCTTTCTTACGAGAATGTTTTTCAATACGTTTAGAAGCTCTACTTGCAGTTTTCAATTGACTACGAATCATCTCTGGTTCGTGATCACCATGCTTTTCTTCATTCATTCTCTTAGTTTTTTTCTTCATTGAATTAATAAACTTTCGATAAACTGCAGCTTCAGATGATTTACCCATCACTCTTGCTCTTTGTTCCATAGCAATTGCTGCTTGAATTTTATGAGCATGTGATCTACTTGATTTCCTAATTTTTGCCACACTCGCTTTCGCTGTTGCGACATTCTTAAAACCAAGTCCATGAATAGTTCCTTTAGGATCTTCATCAGTATATAAATCAGAATGTTTTTTTGATTTTGCAGGTTGTCCTGCTTTTCTTGGGATACGAGGATTCGATCCCTCTGAAACTAAAAATCCATCTTCACGAACTTTATATCCATCAGGAATGGGTTTACACTTTTTATCAGTGTTGCAATAGTATTGTCCCTTTTTACAGGAAGTCTTTCCCATCTACAGACTATTCAGAGCTATTATTATTTAGCATTCCGTCTTTTAACATTTTTTGTAACTCTGCTGTGCTTCCTACAAATAAAGCATTGTTAGTTACGTTACCTTGAATTTTTGAATTATCTTCTTCAATATCTTTTATTTTTTTATGTAAATCTGCTAACTTATCTGTGGTATCAGCAACTGATTTTATAAGTTGACCAGCAACTTCATATGCTCTTGGACTTGCTGTTTCACCAGCAACTTCCATAATACCGTTTATTGCTTCCTGTCCCTTTTCAATTAGCGAATATAAATTTCCTCTAGTATAATCATAATCTTTGTTTACATCATTTGGTTTGATTACTTCCTCTGCCTTTACAATAGAATCAACTTCAACACTATCATCAGTGTTGAAAGTATCATTCAGAGAATCGTAACCTTTTGCCATTAGATGTCTACCTTCCTTGTAGGACTAAACTCTTTCGCATCACCAAAGAATGAACTTGTTTCTGTAAATCCAAAGTCATCACCTGGTTCAATTAATAAATCATCTTGAGTATCTATAACATTATCTTCATTATAATCTTTCTTCGCTTTGGGTAATACAGTATAACGCTGAACTCTTGATGCTGTTCTTGTATTAGTATCTGTGTAGTAATCCAACTGAACTTTTTTGATAAGTCCCTCTGGTGTATCTGCAATATGATTGAAGAAAAATGTTTTTGCTGTGAAAGATAAAGTGTATATTAATGCTCTTCTAGTTGCGAAATCTCCTTCATAATCGTCTTGCTGTGCAATATTTTGAAGAACCATCGGTATATCTCTTTTTTCTCCAATTGATTTTACTAAGTCAATCGATATATTAAATGCAGGTTGAAAAAATGGCAAAATCTGCTCTAATATTTGTAAACCATCATCTTGTAATTTAACTAAGATATTTAAATCAAATCCAAGATTGTATGGAACAGGCATGAATACCTTTTTCATTTGATTATTATTTACATCTTGAGCTTTGAATGTTTGTGTTATACCTGCTTTTCTTGTAGAGTCATATGATATATTTGTAATTTCAAAAGACATTCTTGGCAATGTAATTTGAGTTGCCTTATTTAATTCTGGTTGTTGTTGAATTCTTGCTAAAAACTTTTGTCTTGGTCCATATGCAATAGGAACTTTCACGTCAGATATCACATTTCCTGCACCATCATCATGACGCACATGAATATCATTAAACAAAGTGCCGAATGCAATAACTGTTTTTCTTACTATTTCGTGATAAAAATAATTTCCTAACATTAGAAAGTACCAAATGGATTTGATTCAGAGAAGTCAATAATTAAGTCTGCCTCTGACTCAAATATGTCGCCTTCATTATATTTATCGGTGCTATCATCCTCATCAAAATTAGAAACACTGAATAATGCACCAGATGTAAGTCCTTTAACATCTTCACCTGCAAAGAATCCTGTTGTGGTTGTTCCGATTCCAACATTACCAATTTGTAAAATTCCTGTATCAACATCCCAACTCTTAACTCTTGCCTGAGTTCCTGAACGCATACCTTGTACAACTTCGTTGAATAAGTATGTTCCGATTCCACTGATTGTTTCAGGATCTGCGATAGTTACAGTTGGATTTGTTGTATATGCAGTACCAGGATTGGATATGAAAATAGAATTAACACGATTAAATCCACCACCAGCATCTCCAATGGATGCAATACCAATAGCACGATCACTTGCAATACCTGCAGGAGGTACAGAAACAGTAACTACTGGGATAGTACCAAATCCAACACCGTTATCAGTCATAGTAAATCTTACAACACCTTTAGATGTTGTATTGATCGAACAAGTAGCTGCAGCACCAGTTCCACCACCACCTGAAATTGTTATAATTGGTGGTGATGTGTAATTTGCACCAGCATTAGTAAGTAATATTTTTTCAACTGAAGTAATATTTGCCCTTGTTGTTGTAAATGCAACTGCTGAAGCATTATCACCCACTAAACCACTTGGTGATGTACTGATAGCAACTGTAGGAGTTCCTGTAAATCCAGAACCATCATTATTTAAAAATATCTCACTAATAAAACCAGTATTAATTGAAGCTACTGCTGTTGCTGTTCTTCCTACTCCTACTAGTCTAAGAGTTGCAATATATCCCTCATCTGCAACTTGAGTATCAATTGCTTCAATTGAAGTATCAATAACTTCATCCTCATATTCAAATAGTTCACACTTAAGTTTATAGACGTAGGTATTACCTAATTGATAAAATGGTTCTTCATGCTCTACAAATTTTATTTCAAATAATCTTTGTCCAAGTGGAAAAAATACAAGATCACCCTCACGAGGTCTTGATGATAATTCAACATCATCATCTGCTTCCATAAATGGTGATATAAATTCTTCAAATCTTTCTTTTGAAATTGTTAGAGTAACTTCATCTCTTAAACTCATTCCAAATTTTGTTAGCACATCACCAGCACCTTGATATCCCTCATAAGTATCAACGTATGCTTCAATTGCAAAATTATCATCAAATTTAGATGCTTGCACTTCTTCAATAATTGAAGATTGGTTAACGAATTTTCTTGGTATATAAGTTACTTCTTGACCGTAAATTTTTAAATGTTCGTTGACTAGATTTTGAACTAATCTTTGTTCCTGTCTAGAACCTTGTAGAAAATAGGGATTTAATGCCATTATTCATCACCCAATAAAATCTAGAGGAGGTGTTTCAAAGTCCTGTGTCATTCTTGATTCTAGTGCTTCAAGTTCTCTTACACCATCGTCATAAATTTCTCTACCATTTAATTCAATTCCACCAGGCAACTTGGTTCCTCTAAATTTTATTAGGTTCATTCCCCATTGTTTTTTCATCAATGCTACAAAATATCTTTTTACAAATGGATCATTATAAACTTGTCTAAATTCTTCTGGATCTAAAGCACGGAAACAATCTATAACAATAAAATCACCTTCCTGTTGTGCTCCCCAATCAATATCTAAATATAATCTATCTTGTCTTTGATTAAATCTTATTTGTTTATCAGTTGTTAATAAAAAGTCAATATCTTCTAGATATGTTTTTGTCATTGCATATTGCAATAAATTTACAGAATTAAAATAATATAAGTCATTTAAAAATAATTGATACTTAATGCTGAACATTCCACCCGAAATAGAACTTGTATCAAATTTGAAAACTTTATTTACACCGAGAACATGTTCTGGGACTGATAAAAAATTTGAAGTTTCATAAAAATTACTTTGAACTGCAACATTTGAAGTTGATATGCCAGTGGTAGTAACTATTCCAACTCCATCTGTTCCTTTTGCTGAACCTCTATCAATATCATCTTGAGTTATCTTGTACTTAAGATACATTCTCTCAATACCATTGTAATGACGTTCATTGTATATTTGAATCGTATCATCAAGGGCATCGTGAATTTGATCTGTATCAAGGTTTATCTCCAACACAGGATAACCCAGTTTACGCAAACCGAAATTTATAAGTTGTCCTCTACTTTGTGGTTTCGCCATTATTATCCGTGAGATTTGCGAGTTGCTCTAAAAGTTCATTCTTTTCTTTTTCAAAATCATTTTTTAGAGTTTGGAGTTTTGCCTCCAAAAGAACGTTTTGGTTTAATGCTGCTGCTAG